TCATAGATAAGAGATTGAGGAGCGTTTGATGAAGTGCCTAACGCTTCATTCTGTAGCCTTACTGCGTCGTCATAATCTGTGACGACAGGAACGTCTTTAGCTCCGCCAAAGTATTTAGGGTCATGGACAAAGAAAACAACATCCGGCTCACCTTTACTGTACTTCGAAAAAGCTTTCTTGTCCCAGTTAGGAGGTGCGAACTCATCGTTCCACGGTAGACGAGCCACCGGACGGAAACCTACGGCTTCGTATATTTCAGGTAAGTATGTGTCGAAAGCGTCTAATTTAGTGCCTCCAGCCTGTACTGCAGCCTGAAGCATTGCAAAACTTCCGCCTTTAGGCTCATTTGGAGAAGCAAATACTGCAACTACATCTCCATCAGGTTTAATAGCAAAACCACTACCCGCTTCAGTTCGGAACAAATTATAACCAGATAGGTCTTCTGTGTTTTTTATTTCTACTTGGGCCCCTAATCTATGCTTTGACATTGCATTGCTCATGTCTACAAAGTAAGAGGGGGCGTTTGTTACGGCGTCTACCTGTTGGATAACAGGTAAATTAAGACCTGCACTTCGATACTGTGTTAAGGCATTAGAATCTGGAGAAAATTCTAAAAGCCCATTTCCTCCATATCCTTCGACAGCTCCTCTTTGGTAAGGTCCGGGTGCTTCTTGAGGACGTCTTCCATTATCGAGTCCTTGAACCACGCCTGTTGCGGCTGCTCTGCGACTTTGGTCTGCTCTGAAGGAGCGGAGGAACTGTCTTCTTCGTTGAGAAAGGGTGTCCCCACCCGTGTAAGGCCTAACATCGCCTGATCTAAGGCTGCCGTCGGGGTTAGCGTTTTCGAATTGTCTTGCGGCATCGTCTAATTTTCCTCTATTGACTTCTGGTCTTTGATACCAAGGGCCCGAAGTAGATTCACTTACTTTAAAACCTTTAGGTACTATACCACTTTTGGGATTTTTAACAAACTTTTCAAACTCTTTTTGCCTCTCTGGGGTCATTCTTACTACATTACCGTCTTTTAGCGGATATTCTACTACTGGACCGTTGATTGCTTGTCGATATGTCATGCCTGAAGAAAAAGTTGCAGGCTTTCCTTCTGTAACACCAAACCCAATGGGTGACCCGCTTCTAACTGACTGAAGTGTACTATGTGAAACACCTTGGTTTCCTTCAATCAACCATGTTTCCCAGTGCATGCGACCAAGGCTACCGTCTTGTGGGCGACCTATCATTTCATACGCTTTTTTAGCAGAGCCTTTTAAACCGTTTTCTAACATTTCAGTGACCATTAATCCTCGTGGTCCACCTAAAATATTACTTAATCCTCCTTTATCAATTCCATCATATATATTTTTTCCTTCATATCTTCCATCGTCCCATAAATGTCTAGACTGTATTCTATCCATAACCAAAAGATCGTCTTTACCTGAAACTAAACCTATAAACGACACTACTTTATTATCAATGCCCGGTTTATTAGTTAGCTCAAAAAACCTTCGTCTAAACTGCGGTCCTGATGTATTTGGATCGGCTAAATCATTGTGTAGTGTTTGTAGTGCTGACTGACCACTGGGTGATTTTTCGCTTAAAGCTTTGAGCAATGTCCCTGCGGCATTAGCATTCATTGTTACCTGCTTGGCAGGGGAGCCCTCTGGTAAGCTCTCTGAAACCATTTTCTTCCATGAGACAAGATCCGCGTCTGTAAACTCGCCATTTACTGATTTTGTTATATAGGGTTCTGCTTTTGACACTAAATCAAGGAAGGCGGCTTCTTGTTGTACTGGCCCTGCGCCACGTGAAAGAATTCCCCAAAGAAACATACGTCCTGTAAGATCAGGTGTAGCAATTTTAGAGTTATAAAGGTTTTTAATTTCATTAACGTACCCAAACCCTTCGTCTACTGTAGCTTTAAGTTGTGGGGTTAATCTATCCAACTTTTTAGCTAAGGCTGCGGGTGTTTGGTTATAGCTAATTGCTTGAGAGGGAGGTGAAGGTAAGTAGTCTCCTCCAAAAGCCTGCGCTTCAGCATTTAACCAGCTTTCGGGAGAGGTTAAAGCTTCTGGATTATTTGTAATTACAGTTTCAATATCAGATAAAACTTTTTGTTTATTTTTAGGAGTAAAAGTTTGTACTACAGGGATAGTTGCCTTTTCTCCTGTTCCTGTAGTCAAAAGAATCGAGGGTAGCGCATGACCTTTTGCCTCGGCTATAACTTCTACTGGCGCTACAGGAATTGTTTCTGTCACTTCAAGTCGGGGCACGGGAGCGTCTAGTTTAGGTGTCTCTGTTACTAATCTTTCTGGCGTAAGATTCTCTAGCATTTTAGCCGCGTTTGAAGGATTAATAGGTTTAGTAGGTACATTAGGTTTAGCGCCTTTGGGTCCGAAGGGAAACGCCCCTAAAGCTATTACAGTAATTACCTCTTCTAATCTGTTTGCTTTCTCAAAATCACCTTCAGCACGGGCCTGATTAGCTTGCTTAGTTAGTTCTTCCGCTTGATTTAAAGCATTTACTTGAGCGAAAGGCGGTAAGGTCTGGGCCAAAAGCCCTACGGGGTCCTCTTTACCTGATTGTTTTAAGGCTTGTAACATGCCTACGGCGTCTGTGGCTACTTTTAGGGAGGGGCTTGGTGCAGTAACTACATCTTTTCCATAGTCGTACACACTTTCTGCAACAGCCGGAATACCCGCGATAACATTACCAAAAATGCTTCGCTCTCCTTCTGGCGTAAACGGTGTCCGTGTAGCCTTAGTCAACAAATTATCCAACATCTGTTGGCTTTCAGTTTGTACTTGATCCGTGGGCAACGGGTCTGGAGACGCGATAGGTGGACGATCCTCCATTGCTATCAATTGAGCAGTAAGCTCATCCGGTGTCATGGAGTTCGCAGACGCAGAACCGCCGTCCGCAAACCCTTTAGGCTTTTTTACAGGGCCGCCCTCCGCCATTAAGCCATAGGTACGGTTAAATCCTGTATTAGCTGAAAGAGGGGTTGTATAAACAGGTTGCGAACCGTAGTCCCTGTCCTCTTCCCTCTCATCAAAACCATAAAAAGGCGTAGGAGGCAGGGCCGCCAATGTAAACGGGGTTCTAGTTCCTGCCGCCATCTCACTCTTACCAAAAGTGTTGTAATGGTTTCTGGCAAAATCATTTAGATTCTGGCCGCCAAGCTGTCCTTTTTGCCTTTCGTAATCTGCCTGAATGTCTGGATTAGCGGCAATGTACTCCGCTATCGTCCCTCCTGAGGAGGGTGCGCTTCTCTGAGCGGCCCTGTTTTGTAGGCCCTGCTGTCTCATCAAAGCATTCAACTGAGAGCGGGACATACTGCCGTAACTCCCCGCCAACTGATTAAATGCGTCAGCATCAAACGGAGTGGACGCTTGATCAGGGAACATACCCGACCGCTTTAATCGTTCAAAATCCTGCGCGGCACGGCCCTGCTGGAACCGACCTAACTGTTCTGTGCCCATTAGCGACCTTGGACGGCTAGTGACCGAGGGAGGCGTAAAGCTAAACCCTGATCCGGTGGCCGAGAGCAATTTAGCCGCCGGCGTATAGTCAAATCCTGTTAGCTGTTGCTGTCCGCCTACATCCTCAATGACCTCGGTCCGTGGCGCACTGGCTCTGAAAGCCTCATCCAAGGCAGGTTGTCCTGCGGCGTAAATGCCTCCTGTGTCAGGCATCATGGGAAAAGGATCAGGTGCGGGGGTAGCGGGTCCTGTAGGAAAAGGGTCTATTCCACCTACAATAGGTACGGTTACTGGTGTCTTTGGTGTAACGGGTTTAGCGGCTGGCGTAGTCTGATACAAGATATTAGGGTCTACGCCGGCGGCAACCATGTCCGCGTAGCTGATTCCACGGTCCGTGGCGATCTTCTGCATGTCCAACCGCTCTTCGGGCGAAACTATTTTGTCCTGCATGACCCTGCCATAATACGCTGCAACATCATCCGCCATTGGGGCGGTAGCCGCTGGACCGCTGTAAGCAGGGGTTTCAGCCGGAGCAGTGAAAATCATGTCAATAGTGCTTTGCTTAACACCCGCGTCCAACGCATCCTGTACACTAATACCAGACTCTATAATGGCATTGTAGGCGGTTTCAGGTGTCCAAGAGCTGGGATTGGCTAAATACGCTGCCTCTTGCTCAAGCAGGGTTTTATTTCGCTCTTCGTTAACGTCCCCGCCTTCGTTCATTCTTATCGGGAGTGCGCCAAGCATTTCCCGTGCTGATCTATTATCCATAAAGGACCCCTTCAAACGGGTTAAATTATCTTGACATTCTAGGCCTAATAATACTCAGGAACAAGCCCCTCGTTTCGAGGCTCTTCCGGCTCATCAGAGTACAGAGAGATAAAGTTCCCCGCGCGGAATCGCATCAGTGCCTGCGTTGTACTATCCACTTGGTCGTCATTGTCTCCATTAGGAAACGCTGCACACTCTTCAATCAGATCCTGTGCCCACGTCTCATCAGGAGCCCAGACCATACCCGCTTCTAAAATCGGGGCTACGGCATGTGCTCGTGAAATCTTATCCTGACCGGCACGCCGACCGCCGGGCGAATACATGGTCACCGGAATACCCATACGCCGAAGTTCCTGCTGTAGCGTGATCCCTGTCGCTTTGGCCTCGATCAATACATTATCCGGCTGCCAATACTTATACTGGTCCATTGCCTCACGCTTGAGGTCTGGAAAGTCCCATCGACCCTTTCTCACGTCCATCAACAACAGATTCGGGCCCGAATCCTCATCAGGAAAGAACACGCCCCACGTCGTGATAACAGAGTAATCCGCCGTCTCCTTCTTGGAATACGCCGTGTCATAAGACTGAATGATGTACTCTACGCCGGGCAAATGTTCATGTTCCCACTCTCGCCACCATTCCCGCTTGAGTATCGCGCCCTCGTCAGAAGTCGGTCTCTGCTGGTACATCGCGTTCCATTTCTGCACCGACATAGATGCTCGGACCGCGCGGAGTTCCTCAAGTTGCCAGAAACTCGGCCAAAGAGCGCGCTCGTTCTCCTCGCCCTCATCAAAAACCGCAGGAAACTCTATCACCTCCCACTGGTCCGCGCTGAGATTGCTTTGGGACTTTAACAACCGCGCCGTAAGATCCTTGGTCCCCCAACGAGTCATCACGATTACGATAGCCCCGCCGGGTTGTAGTCTGGTCCGTGGTCCAGAGGTATACCATTCCCACGCATTGTCCAAGGCAAGCATAGACTGCGCGTCCTGCTCCGAGTGAGGATCGTCAATAATCAGCATATCCGCACCACGGCCCGTCATTGCTCCACCAACGCCCACGGCAAAATACTCACCACCCGCGTCAGTGTCCCACCTTCCCGCGGCTTTACTATCAGCCTTCAAGGAAACCTTAGGAAAGACCTCCGTATAACGGTCCATGTCCATCAAGTTACGCACCTTACGACCAAACCTCACGGCTAACTCGCCGGTGTGCGTGGCCTGAATGATCTTGGTCGTTGGACGACGGCCCATGAGATAGGCCGGAAGCAGGTAGGATGCAAACTCAGATTTGGTGTGTCGAGGAGGCATGTTCACGATCAAGCGTTTTAGCGTGCCGTCGGCTATGCGGTCAAAGGCTTTAGCCATTATCTCGTGATGGCTACTGATTATCGCTTCAGGCCACACGTACCGAGAGAAACCAATAAAGTTTTGCTGTGCGTTTTCTTGCCCTTCAAGAAGCGCGAGTCGAAGCTCTAGTTTTAACCGCTCCGCCTCAACGTCTTCAATGCGATTAGCTATCTGCATAAAAATCCGTTTTCAAAAAAATTGCGAAAAATTTTTTGGGGTTTTGATTTTCTAACAAAGGGGGGTGGGTTGCAAGGTAGTTTCACGTGAAACCGAAAGCCATTTTCGTTTTAGCCGAAACTAATTATGCGAAATCTGGCCCTAGCTGTCTTGCTCAGGCCGAGGGCTAAAAATCTCGATCAAATGCGAATCATTCTCATTTAATGGCCCAAATCGACCAAAAGGGACCCGCCCCCGATGGCCCGTGAGCCTTGCTCCAAGCTAAGTGTTTGATTTGTCTAGGCTTTAGATTAAATCGCTATTTCCGGTAATAGGTATTACCGGAAATAGTGAATGATTCTCATTTGCAAACGAGCCATAATCGTTTGAGCCCAGAGCAAGCGTAAGCTCTGGGCTCGGTTTATTTCTCCGAGGTCTTTTCAGGCGTAGATTTTATCAAGAGCCCGTATCCCTCAATCCACGTGGCTTGCGTCTTCATGTACGTCTAAGCGACTAATAGCTGGCGTAGCACAGCCCAATCAACAGCGTTCAGGGGCCACACAGCTAACGCCTGCGTGCTTAATCCATCAATGGCAAGGGCTTGGGATTGCCTCCCGTGATAGAGCAGGAGGCGCTTCTCTGAAGCTTTGAGCGTGCCTTTGGGGTGCCACTCAATCAGTATGTACGTCGGCAGTCTCAGGCTGGCGTGCTTCATCGCGAAGGCTATCTGGTGAGGGGACAACCTGACCTTGCGTCCGCTCTTCACTACCTTCAGCTCCACCATCACGTACTTCGGCGGCAGTGCTATCAGACAATCCGGTATCCCCAGATTGATCCGATTCTCCAGCCGGACTATCACTGAGTCCGGCAGATTCTTCTTGAGCCTGTCGTGTAGCTGGCCTTCTGGACCTTTCGCCATCCTTCATCGCCTCCAGCATGCTCGTTGGTTCTTCGATCTGTTCAGGGGTTATGTCAAGTATCTCGGTAGGTGGTGGACCGCCGTACATCGCTTTGATTTCTTCAAGCTTGCGCTTAACGTCTTCCTTACTCATCGAGTCAATAGTTCCGTGCCTGATTTCTTTTCTATCAATGTAAATCGTACCTAGCGCCTGTCCTCTTCGGAACTCAGCAGCGACAGCAGCAGAGAAATTCTTAGCCTCTAAGGCTTGGTTACGGATAATCAATAGGTCCTGCATGTGCCGCTCATAACTGGTTCCGTATTTCTCGGCCAGCTCATGCCGATACTCTTGAATAGCTGCCACAACATGCGGGTTCTTTTTAGGGTCCGTCAGGATAGAAGCAACCGACGCTGCGCCCTTCTCGGCATAGCCGGCATTGATCGCGGCTTCTCGGAGCGACAGAGGCTTCCCCTCCTCTTGACAGAGTTCTTTTATGAACAGCCATTGCTGTGGGGTGACTACTCGCTTTTGTTTTGCCAAGGGCTCGACCTCGGCGTTGTTAACCTTTTCCATGAGTTTCCTTCGATGGGTTTTCTTGACGGGTACAGCATTAAAGATGTCTTTTTTAGCCACTAAGCAGTCCTCCGACAGATCCAGCCCTCAAGACTATCAGAAGGACGCACCGTAAAATACCGGCCAGCGTAAGACGGGCTCCGATAGAACGTCAACAGAGCACTGCGAACTTTGCAGGCCTCGGCAGGACTATACACTCGAAAATAATCGTTTTTGATCATGCTTTTAAACGGGTAGCTGCGTTGGCCTTTCAAGCCGCCGGCTGGGCGGACAAAATGCTCTCTGGAAACTATCCCGGTGTCCGGGCAAGGCATGTCTTTTTTCTTCGGCACGTAAAAATCTCTCTTTTTTACTCAATCTTCTTTTTTGAGGGCAAAAAACGCTTTTTTTTCCCCGGGGCAGATTAGCAAAAAATAACACACTTCTATAGATGTGTATTTTGAAAAAAAAAAAAAATAAAACCCAAAACTCGCCCGCGCGCGACTTATAGGATTCTTGACAATCATTACGTCATTACGTCTGTAAAAAATAGACGTAATGGTAAACGTAAGGCTACAGTCCACGTATTTAAAGGATCGTTACGTCAAATACGTCTGTAGGTATGTATTCGATAGACATGTTAAATTCACTTTTGTTTTTCAAAATACATATCTATAGAG